AACGGAATGATTAACTATCCCGGTTATCCTGTTTATGCCGCAAACGGTGGATATTTTATTTATAGGTATTACAACAGCGGAAACAACGGTGAATATATCACCTCATCCAATGGACTAACTTGGTCTCCTGACACGTATTCAGCTTTAACAGGGTATAACCAAACAGGTGGAACAAGTATGTCTGCCGCTTGGTTAAATACATCAGTCGGCACGTACCAGAATAAAATTCTTGTCTACCAATACGCCAGCGGAAATTATTATATTCAAGGGGCTAATATAAACACCAGCGGACAGATAGTATCGCAGAATTTTAGTTTTACTTCGTCTGTATATCAAGCCAGTACTTGGCAAGGAGAACCAGTTTTTGCGGGAAACCCGTTTAATGGTTCTTGGAGATCAATTGGTTACTACGCTAACGGGGGAGCTAATTCCACGCCTTTCTACTACGGCACAAGTTCAACAGCGGGGTCTGATAGTCAGAAAAATAACGGTATTGATAACGCATCATACGGATACACGGTTGGATACGGAATATCAGTAGGTGTTATGCCAAATAACGCATGGTTTTTCGCTGGAACAACAAACGGATGGGTGTTGCGATCAGTAGGAGCTTCTAACGGATGGGGGCCATATATGGGCAACCCAACATGGATCACTAACCCCACAGGGTTTGATTGGAATGCCGCAGGTGGTGGAAGTAGTGGAGTCGTTGGTTTTGCACGAAGTGGCGATTTATCTACGAGCATAATGATAATCCTTTGGGCTAACGGCTACTACGCTAGAACAGTAAACCAAGGAACAAATTGGACATTTGGCAATATTGGTATGTCAAACATTCCTTCCCATGCCTCCATGTTTAATAGCCCAATTGCTTACAATAACGGAAAATTCTACGTTATTAACAGCGGTGGTGGACAAATTGCTTCAAGTACAGACGGCATAACTTGGGCAACAATGGTATCAAATATAGATAACATTTACTATTTGAATTCTCAAAATGTGTTCACTAATACAGCAGGAAGCATTATTACTTCCGCAACTGGTGTAGTTGATACGTTCACATTGAAATACACAAATGCCAATTTTGCAGGTAATACAAGTACTAATAAACTAATTTACGCAAACTCTACTTATTACACGGTGGATAATGGTTCTAATTTGTATGCTTCAAGCGACTTGATTACTTGGACAAATAAGCAGTTTAATACAACACAAATCAACGATGTAAATTATTTTGGCCCCTCATCTTATGGTGGTCTTGCTTACTCTGGCACTGGAACTGGTATTGTTGTAAGCCAAGCAAAAGCAAGTGGGTCTGCAGACACCACGGGAAATATTGGTAAAATATTTACACCTAGCAGTAGTATCTATGTTGGAAATGCAACTGCTTCCATCGTTCAAATTGATTAAAGGAAAAACATGATTGAACAGAAAAACCCGATTGGCGACATGCCGATTGATTTAACTTTTACAGTAGATCAGGTCAACGAGCTTTTACACACATTGGCTCATTTGCCTTTCCATCAATCTGCTCCGATTATGAAATCAATTCAAGACCAAGCAATTCCTCAAGCACAAAAGCATGAGGAAGCGGTCAAGAATGTTGAAAAAGCAACGGAGGAAGTATGAAACATATCCTAGCGTTTCCCTTGCCTATTGATAGCGACAATCCTCTTGTTGTTAGAGGTATTGTTCGTTTTGAAGGCGATGTATTTAACGAACCCAATCCGGTCCCATTGTTTACATACATTGACGTTGCTGACGACGTGGAAGTTGAACTCAACTACATCGTTACCAAAAACGAAGACGACACTTACACATTCACAAAGCCATGAAAGTAGAGTTGGAAACAGAATTGGTAAACCAGATTCTCGGGTACTTGGGCACTCGCCCGTACCAAGAGGTTTACCAGTTGATTCAAACAACGCAAGAAGCCGCGCGCGCGTCACTGGCACAACAGCAAGCAAAAGCTGAATAACTGAAAGAGATAAATGGCCGCAGAAGCAATGACCTATGACAGCCTCGTTGAGGATGTCATTACCTACTCTGAGCGTGACGACACATCTTTTGTTGCGCAGATCCCTCGGTTGATCATGTTGACCGAGCAGAGCATTGCCGCCCAGATCAAAACACTCATGCAGTTAAACGTGGTCAACACCACGCTGATTGTTAATGATCCTGTAATCCAAAAGCCTGCACGTTGGCGCAAAACAGTTAGCATGAAGATCAACGGTCAGCCAGTGCTCAACAGGTCTATGGACTACGTGACCCAGTTTCAAACCGAGTCAGACAACGGACAACCTCTTTACTACGGAGACTACGACTATGATCACTGGGCTATTGCTCCAACTCCAGACAGCGCTTACCCGCTTCAAATCATTTATTACAGCCGCATTCAACCGCTTGACGTCACGAATCAAGAAAATCTTTTAACACGCGAGGCCCCACAGGCTTTGCTGTACGGCACCTTGCTCCAAGCACAGGGCTTCATTAAAAATGCAGACAAGCTTGCGATGTGGAAGCAGTACTACGATGAAGCCATCGCGGCACTCAAAGGCGAAGACCAAAAACGCATGGTGGATCGCAACGCAGTAAGACAGGAACCTTAAATGACGACATTTACCTCCCCGTTTACCGGGAACGCAATCCAGCCTACGGACGTAAGTTACGAGGCGATTGCGTTATCTGGCACAGTACAACTTTACTGGCCACAGTACGTTAACGACGCAGGCCAACAGGTCAGCGCGCGAATCATTGATGTTGTGTCCGCCGCAGGTGGTATCTTAAAACTACCAAACGCACAACAGGCGTCTGTCGGCGAAGACATTCTGATTCGCAACCAAGGCGCCAACGCGTTCACGGTTTCACGCACAGACAGCACAGGCTCGTTCACGGTGCCCGTGGGTCAGTCGTACTACACGTACCTGACAGACAACACCACCAACGCGGGCGTATGGCAGACTGTGGCGTTCGGTGTTGGTACGTCCTATGCAGACGCCGCCACACTGGCAGGAAACAGCACAGCGGCCATTCTAGGCAAACTAGAGACCACGATTGTTACCAACGAGTACTCCTCGTCTATTACCTTCTCTGACACATCGCGCTCACAGTGTTTCGTGTGGACCGGCGGCGCAGGCTCGACCACACTGCCCGCTGTGGCCTCGTTGTCCGAGGGTTGGTACGTTTTGGTACGTAACAACGGCACTGGTACGCTGACAATCAACACCGCTTCTGTGGGCTCCACAATTGACGGTCTGGCCAGTTTGGCACTGCCCCTTGGTGACTCGTGCTTTATCTGCGTGAACCAAGATCCTGCCAAACAAGACTTCTTTACCGTTGGTCGTTCACGCCCTAACAGCCTGACGTTCTCTTCTGCCACGTACGACGTGGACGTGATTGCTGGCGCAACACTCAGCCTGATTACCAACACGCCAATTATTCAGCGCTACACAGCGTTGAGTGGCACACGTACAACAAGTCTGTTGGTCCAGTTGCCTGCCGTGACTCAGGTGTACTACCTGCTGAACGACACCAACCAGAGCGGCTACAACGTTCAATTCCAAGTGCAGGGTAGCGCACAGCCTCCCTACTCTTTGCCAACGTCCACACAGGTTATTGTGTTGAGTGACGGCACAAACTTGTACCCGTTGATTCAAACCAACATTGGCCAGTACTTGGCCAACCGCGGTAGCGCCGCGTCACCCGCGTTCACGTTCACACTGGACCCAGTGACTGGCATGTACTCACCCAACAACGGCCAACTGGGCTTCTCTGTTGCGGGCACCAACATCGCGACAATGGACGCAACGGCTGGTGTGGGTAACTACGTGACTCGTTTTGTGGGGCGCGTGCAGGCTGACCTGATCTCTGGCGGGGCGTTCTAATGGCAACTGAACCGTCAAAAATATTCACCCTCTTTGTAAAGCCCGGCATCAAGCGGGACGGCACACGATTCGAGGCTGACGAGTATAACGACGGCAAGTGGGTTAGGTTCCAAAGGGGCCGCGCAAAAAAGATTGGCGGCTACCGCCAAATGTTTGCCTCCCCCACTGGCGTCCCGCGCGGGATGATCACCAACTCATTGAACGGCGTTAACTACATTTACGCGGGCAACTACAGGGGTGTTGAGGTGTTCAACACCGGCACCGACCAAGGTGTTGGTGTTGGTCCGTTCCCTATTGAGTTCAGCAAAACCTACGTGATCGTTCAGGTCAACGTGTCTCCTAAAACAGTTCACGTTCATGGCAATCATGTTGCGGTGTTCCCTAACGGTACAACGTTTTGGGCGTACAACTCTTCTGGTGTACGTACTAACTACACGACGAACACAGCACCTACGTACAACACCCCCGGCAACTACACAGAGTTACATTTAACTTCTGTTACTGGTATGCCCGCTGTGCCTTTTGAAATCTACAAACCAAATGGTTTTACTGCAAGCAACCAACACCTGTGGCAGTTTGACATTGCATACGACTCTTCAGGCACTGGCGCGTCGAAACTGTTGGCCCACCCCGGCCACAACCTAGACAATATCGACTCTGGCGTTAACACGTCACTTTATGCCGGTAATTTCTTACCTGACCCAACAACAGGCATTTACAGCCTGACAGAGGTGGTTGACTCCACTGGCACAGCACCAACGTACCTGCC